GCCCGCCGCGCATGGCACCGGATCGCCTGCGCGTGGATGCAGTGCGACGAGGCTTTGTAAGTTTTCACTTAACCACATAAACAAACGAGGGAAACGTGTCCACTGAGAATCCGATTTTTGTCTTCATCGACGGCCCTGCTCCTACCGCCGAAGATCGTGCGCTGTTTGCCGAGGTTCGGGCGGATCAGTTCCTGAACCGAAATCTGTGCGAGGGCGCTGCGGTGCTGAAGCACGACTTTGCGGCGGCTGTAGACCCCACTTGGATCCCCAAAGGGTACCGGACAGAATCTGCCACGGAAGAAGTTGTTCCTCCCGCGCCTCCGGCCAACCCGGACGTTCCTCCCGCTCCCCCAGGCCCGCTGTCCGGCACGCTTGGCGTCCAGGCTGAAGACACACCCCCTGTGGCCACAGGAGCGCCTTTGCTGCCTGTCTTCGGACAGAAGAAGGACTAAGCCATGGTCCTGATTGTCGAGGACGGAACAGGCGTTGCGGATGCCGAGAGCTATGTCTCGGTCGCAGCTTTGCGTACCTGGGCAACAGGGCGGGGCTACCTGCTGCCTACAGAAGATGCGGAGGTAGAGTCGTTGTTGCGAAAAGCTTGCGACTTCATCGAACGCAAGTCTTTTGTAGGCACTGTTGAGTTCACCGATCAACCTTTGTCGTTTCCTCGTTTGATTACAAACAGCGAAGGTGTTGCTGTCTCCACAGGTATTCCAACGCGCTTGAAAACAGCGCAGTGTATGCTTGCGATGGAGAGCATGAACGGTGCGCTGACTGCTGCGGCCAGAGCGCAGAAGTACACCGCTACGAAGATCGACCAAATCTATCTGAAGTACGCAAATACTTCGGACGGGTCTGGCGACATCTATTTCCCTGCTGTTGATGATCTTCTAAACGAATGGCTTGTCTATAAGACGACCGTTTACACGATGCGGGCGTAAGAATGAACGCTCTGTACCAAGAAGTTTACAGCGAAGCTCTAAGCAAGATTGCTGAGTTTGGTGCAGACGTTACCATTACTCGCGGAACCTTTACTTACGATCCTGCAAAAGGCGCAAGGACAGGCACGACGGAAACTGTCGTCAAAAAAGCTGTACGCATTTCTGACTTCAGCCGTCTAATCTCCGACTTCCGAATCATTGGCAACGCTTCGACCATGAAGGTTGATATTGGTTTGATGTTTGGCGGCGACTTCGAGTTCAAAGACGACGACACATTTGAGATTGATGGTGTGCGGTATTCGATCATTCAGATTAAAAAAGTTGCGCCTGCTGGCCTTGTCATTTTACAGTACGTCTTGGGGCGTGTGTAATGAGCTTCGAGTCTGAGTTCGACCAAGCCCTACGTAGTTGCGCCGATAATTGGCGCAAAGTGCGCAACATTGAAACAGTCAAGCTAGGCTCAAAGATCATTGACGACACGCCTCGTTTGACTGGAGCCTTGAAAGGCTCTTGGAGGTCTTCTGCTGTCGTTCCAGACATGACAACAGAACCGAGAATTGATTGGGAAGGAACTGTTCCAAAAGCCGAACTAGCGCAAGCTGTAGAGAACTGGCCGGACAACGGTTCGTTGTTTATGACAAACACATTGCGCTACAGTGAAGGTGTCGAATTTGATAGTTGGTCCACGCAAAGCCCTGGTGGTATGGTTCGCGTCAACATCGCAGGTAGGACAGATTTTGCCGAGCTGCATACCGGAACAGGTAGGACAGAATGAGCGTCGTAAAAGTGCGCGAAGCCTTAGCGACAGCCGCTGTCACTACTTTGCAAGCAACGCCAATCAGTATTGAAGCTGCAAATATCATATCCGGAAACATGAAGTCACCGCGTGTCAACGAGCCGTGGGCGCAGATCCTGTTCGTCCCCAGGTCGCCTTCTGTGGCCACAATGGGAGAAGGCGGGCTGGACCGGCAGGAAGGCGTCCTCCTGGTCAACATCCGAACACCCCTGGACCGGGGGGAATACGACGGGCTGGTAGCCGTGGACGCTTTCCGAAAGGCGTATCCGGCAGGTTCCCGGCTTACTTTTGAGGGGCAAGAGGTCACGGTCCTATCCATTGGGGCAGTGGACGGTCGGGTGGTAGACGGCTTCTGGCGAACGGACATCACCATCCCCTATCGAGCCTTCATCCAACGAGGAACCTAAAATGGCAGACGGATCTCAGCACGCAGCATACGCCATTGTCGAAACCGTTTACGGAACCACTCCGACCACGCCGACAATGGCTGCAATTCGTCACACCGAGTTCGATGTTGGCTTGGACAAGGACACGCTTCAGAGCGCGGAGATTCGTTCTGACCGAAACGTGACCGATCTTCGTCTTGGTCAGAACAAGTGCGGCGGTCCTTTCGGCATGGAAATCGTCAACGATTCCTTGTTCGAGGACTTCTTGTCTGCCGTTTTCTGCGGTGAATGGGCAGCGGGGGTCTTGGTCAACGGCGTCGGGCGCAAGTCTTTCTCGTTCTTGCGTCACTTTGGCGATCTTGGGGCTGGGAACAAGCCTTATCACCTCATGGGCGGTTTGGAGTTTGGATCTTGCGAAATCAAGATCCCCACCAGCGGTATCGCTACCGCAACCTTCGACACCATTGGACAAACCTACGTCCTTGGCGAAGCTGCTCCGACCGGCGCAACGCTGTCCGCGCCGACCACAACTTCGCCGATGGATACGTTTACCGGCGCGGTGCAAGAAGGCGGTGCCCCGATTGCGGTTATCACCGAAGCCAACATCAAGCTCGACAACAGCATGGATCGCAAGTTCGTGATCGGTTCGCGCAATACGCTGCGGCCTTCGCGAGGTCGCTTCTCGGCTTCCGGCAACATCACTTGCTACTACGAGTCCGCTGCGATGCTGGACAAGTTCCTCAACGGAACTGCGTCTTCGCTTTCGCTTCAGCTCTCGAACGGCAGCGAGAGCTTCACGTTCGATCTTCCGAACATCAAGTACACGGGTGGGCGTGTTCCTGTCAAAGATGAGGGTCCCATCACTCTCAACATGCCTTTCCAGGCCATCTACGATGGAGTCACTGGTGGGGCGGCGAAAGTCACAAGGAGTCCTGCATGAGGGCGGCAGATTTCCACAGCAAGAGCAAGCACGAAGAAGGAACGAAAGTTCTTCTCAAGAAACCGGACGGCACTCTCACTGAAGAGTTCGTCGTTCTGTTGGGAAGAGACTCCGAAGCCTTCCGTCGTGCTCAGGCCAAGTACCGGGACAACTCGGTGCAAGCGCAGGCCGACGACAAGACGTTCGACAGCTACGTGGAGGGCGTCAAGCTCACCGCGTCGGCAATTAAGTCCTGGTCGTTGGAAGACGAATGCAACGAGAAGAATGCAACCGAGCTGTTGCTGAACGCTCCGTACATTCTTGACCAGCTCGACGCGGCACTGTACGACAACAAGCGTTTTTTCAACTAAAGGGGATCAAGCAACTCTTCAATCACTTTGAGAAGTTGTGCGATCTGGACGCTCCTGTAAAAGGGAGCAAGTCCACCCTCAGACAGAATTTGTTACAAGCGAAAAAGTCAGGCGCAAAAACACCGCAGTTGCAGTTGCCGAAATATCCGAAAGCCTTTCGCCACTTGGTTGAATGGGCGAAGGATTTGCAAGGCAAAGACCCGCTGACTTTTTCGGAGATAAAAGCCTGGGCAGACTTGATGCACTTACAACTCAATCCTTGGGAGGTGGAGATAATTATGCGACTTGATACCATCTACCACGTAAGGATTAGCAAGGCGCTGGAATGACCCAGGAAGCAACAGCTAGGCTTAACATCGAAATGCGTTCGGTAAACTTCGATCGAACGCTAAAAGATGCCGATGTTGTTAAACAGCGTGTTGCTGGCATGTTCCGTGACACGTACAAGTCTGCCAAAGAAAGCGCCCAGGTCTTCGAGGAAGACCAGCGGCAACTCCATGCCGCTTGGATGCGGCGACTGAAAGAACGCGAAGCTGCTGAAAAGGTGCAGCAGAAGCAAGCAGGGCTTTCCGCCCGATCTGAGATCGAGAAGACACGCGCACGCGAGCGGCAGCTTGAAGTCGAAAAGCGATCCGCCTACAAGCTTTCTGTGGCCACACAACTTGTCCAGATCAAGGCGGCTGCTGCGGAAGAACTAGCTGTAAAGAAAGCCGCCTTGAGCCAGGAGCTTGTTGCTGCCCGTGCAGCGGCTAAAGAACGTGCTCTGCTGAACCGGCAAGCGGCAGGAGGGCAAGGAGCCGCCACAGGCACCAGGGTTGTCCTGGGGGCCGTAGCTGGGCAGGGCTTCTCGGTCGGTGGGATCGCTTCGGTCAACCCAATAGCCGCAAGCGCGGTTGCCGCTGCCTATATGGTCAAGAACGTAACCCAAGATCTTGTTGGGGAAGCGACCAAGTGGGAAAAGTTTAAGGTTGCGTTAACAGACATTGAAGGCTCGGCTATTAAAGCCGATGTTGCGTTGAACAACCTGTACCAGATTGCAAAACAGCCAGGTATTGGCTTGCTGCAAGCGCAACAAACCTACGTGCAATATCGTGCGTTGAATGTAGAAGGAGCCAAAGCCGAAAAGACAATCAAAGCTATTGCAAACGCAGTTGCTTTATCTGGCGGTGGTGCTACTGAGTTTGAGCGCGTTAACTACCAGATTGTGCAGATGCTTTCTAAGGGCAAGGTGCTTGAGGAAGATCTGCGAATCATGCGCAACTCCATGCCGCGCTTAACTGTGGCCATGAGAGAAGCCTTCGGAACCACTACTGCGGAGGGCATCCGCAACGCAGGTGTAAACGCTGAACAGTTCCTTGCAGGTATTGTCGCGCAGTTCGAGAAGCTCCCAAAGGCTTCGCAGACGCTTGAATCTGCCCAGGAGAACGCTGCGACTGCTATGTCGAAGCTGAAGGCGGAGTTGGTTCCAGACGCCGCTGTTAAAGCTGGAATTGAAAATTGGACAAGTCTTCTTGAAAAACTAACAGAAGCAGCCAAAGCGGTAAAACACCCCGTTGATACAGTAAAGGCAGCTTTTGATGATTTTTCAGCAACTATGGAAAAAGCAGGAGGAATTTCTGCCAAAGACTTAGCAACAGCAAAAGCAGGAGAAGCTAAGTATGGCGCTTCAAATACTTCCAACATGTCTGAAATTGACGCCTACCTTAACGACCCTAAGAACGGCTTTATTAGAGTAAATAAATCACCAACTGCAAATACGCAAGGATTGTCCGCTTATGATATTTTAAATATCTCTGCGAATGAAGGGGATAGAGCAGCTTCCCTGAAAGCTTACAACGAATCGTTACTTGCGGGTAAGAGCAAGATCGTTGAAGCCGACGCTGCAATTCTGCTTGAGAATCAGAAACTTGCAATAGCTCTATCAAACGCAAACGAATATGAGAAACAGCGGCGTACTGTAGCTGTTGAATATGCTGCGAAGATCAAGGAAGCCAATATAGACGAAGATCGTATTGCCCTGGCGAAACAGCGAGGGCTTCAGCTTGCTTTGATTAATAAGAAGCAGCGCGAAGAAGAAGCGAAGCTTGTAAGCAATCTTGCTGTTGAAACAGACAAGATGAGAATACAAGCAATGAACGCATCTGACTTCGAGAAGCAGCGATTGCAAATAGGTGTCGAGTATGAAGTTAAGATGCGGGAAGTTACTGACGCGACAGCAAGAGCCTCGCTTGAGGATCAAAAGCGCCTTGCTATTGCTGTAGCAAAGGACAAGTACTTAAAGGACGAGCTTTCTACGCTTAGAGGTATACAAGCCGAGAACGACAAGCTTGCCATTAGCGGTTCTGGTAAAAACGCTTTTGAAAAAGAGCGAGATTTGCTGAACCTAGAATACAATGCTCGCATCGCTGCCGCTGGTAATTCGGACGAAGAAGCTTTATTGAAGAAGCAACGCTCATTAAAAATGTCTGACGTGGATACACGCCAAGACGTTTTTAACAGGGACATGCAAACAAAAAATCTTCCTGAAAGTGAGCGCATTCGCATAGAGTATGAAAATCAGCGTAAAATAATAACAGAAATGACGCGCATTACAGGAGAAGAACGCAATGCTTTGATGAAAAAAGCCAACGACGACTACTTAACGCAGCAGCGCGAACTTACTGTTAAGTCCAGCGAAGTATTCCTGACCGGAACATCCTCCTTGTTTGACGCTTTGTCAGGCACGGCAGAAGGTGTTATGGGAAAGCAGAGCGAAGCGTACAAAGCAATGTTCGTCACAAGCAAGGCTTTCGCTATTGCTAACGCTTCTTTGCAGGTTGCTAACGCTATTGCAAACGCCGCAGGTGGCTTACCTTTCCCGGCAAACTTGGCCGCAATGGGACAGGTTGCAGCGGCTACCGCAGGACTTGTAAGCAACATCAACGCTTTGTCCTTCTCTGGCGTGTTCGACAAGGGTGGTTACATCCCGCAAGGATCTTACGGTATTGCTGGTGAAAACGGTCCTGAGTTTGTGCGTGGACCTGCTTACGTGACTTCGACTGCAAATACAGCCAAAGCTCTGAAATCCGATATGAAGGTCACAGTCAACAACTACTCGTCCGAATCTGTGGCCACAAAACAAGCGTCCGACGGTTCGATGGAAATTATTATTGGCCGTGCTGTTTCTGCTGCTGAAGAACGTATTGCTAGCGGTATTGCTACCGGCTCTGGGCGTGTTGCTCGTTCGCTTGAAGCTGCCTACAGGGTTAGGCGATGAGTGCCTATCCTTCAACGCTTCCGTTGCCGTCAAGCAGTTTTGGGGCTTCTTTCCAAACAGGTTTGACAAGAACTAAGTTCGCCAGCGGACGTTCTGTTACAGTTGGAACTTCTGGTAAGGTTCTATTTGAAGCGGAGCTTACCTTTGAGTTTTTGCCGGACGAGCTTGAAGCTTTCAAAACTTGGTGGGAAGTAACGCAACAGTACGGGCAAGAGCCTTTTGATCTTACAATGGATACCGGCGCTGGCGATTTGGTGCATACTGTTCAGGCTTTGGACACTTACAGCTACACTCTAGACCACGACAACAGGACAGTTATTGTCCCAGCCAAAATACTGAATCGTCCAACAAATTTGACCGACGAGTGGGCGGAAACGTACAATACCTTACCGGCACAATGGCCTGCGGAGTGGTTACCTGGACCTGATAGCGGTATACAAGTTGCTCCGGCGCAAATGTTTGAGGCAACTGCTGGTGTTTCAACAGCTAAGGCTTTTCTATCACCAAGAGGTGAAGACTTGAAGCTTGTGTTCACGCTGACAAAAGAACAGTTGAACTACTACTTAAAGTGGTTCGAGTATTGTTCGTTGTTTGGACGCAAACCGTTTGTAGCGGATTTTCCTGTAATTGGACAAAAACTGTTCAATTTGACTGGAGATCCTACTTTGCGTTTGAACGGTATGTTTTACGCACTATCTGTTCCTGTCAGAGCTTGTCCGTTCAACGGTAAGTATTCAGTTACGGCAGGCTGGGGTGTAAATTGGGGTGAGTCCTGGGGAGGTGTAGCTTGACGGCCATACTTGGAAGAACTGGAAACCTCGTTGGCTTCTCCACTGGGCGCGGCACAACCCCGTGGGATACCGAAATGGAAGCCGCTTTGCGCAAAATGGACGCAATGCTGGCAAGCACCGTAATTGCTATCACGAACACTCTCCCAGGGTCCGCCAACGAAGGCGATCTCTACCTTGTCGGAACGTCCCCAACCGGCGTGGCGGCAGGATGGGCCAACCGCATCGCTAGGTGGCGCGGCTCTCCTGCTGGGTGGGAAGCATACCAGCCGATGCAAGGGTGGATCATAACTATTGTCGGAGAGTCAACCAACAAAGTTCGACGGTATGACGGAACTGCTTGGGTTGCTCTTGCGGCCGATACTGACCACACCCACGCATACATTCCGACCGCGCAGAAAGGCACGACGAATGGGGTGGCCGAGCTTGGGGCGGACGGAAAGGTCCCGTCGGCGCAGCTTCCGACTTCGACGCTTCCGACAGATCCCGTCTTTGACATGGTGACGACCACCGGTGCCGCCTACATCGGGACGAACCTGGATGTCACCGGGAACGCTGTGGTCGATGGGTGGGCCTCCATCGCCGGCAGTTTGACCGCGGCGGACGCTCGATTCACAAACCTATCGCACACGCTTGGCAGCACTGCCACCCAGCTTCCTGGGGCCGACGAATTCGGGAACCTTGTTGCTTCGGGCGTTTCGACCACTACGGGGACCATGCTGGTTCGGAAGTACCGGATGTTCATCGGGCCACTGGGATATTCCGACTAC